AAAGTATTAGAATTAATCATCATTTGACCTCCTTAAATTAACAAGTTGTTGGTAAATCTTATATGCTTCATACTCATTAATATCCTCTAATATTTCATTTCCGTTCTCATCTTCTGTTGTAATTAGATCACCTTCAATAACATCAACTGTGTCCTGTAAAATATCAAATAGGACATCAAATTGTTCGTTAGTTAGTGTTATTTGTCTCATTGAATTAGTCCTCCTGATTTACAATGGTATCCCATACATTAATATAACATGATAACCAATCTTGTTGCTCTGATGTTAATTTTTGATAACATTCTAACTCTAAATTGTTATCATTTTCATAGAGTAAATCATCTGCTGACATATACTCTAAATCATGTAATGTGCAATAATCATGTAACACATTAGATAAGAAATCAAGTCTGTTCATTGTTAACCTCCAAAGGTGAATTGTGGTTCTTCAAGTATAATATCTCTGACTCTTTCTCTATCTAAACTATCACCATATCCCCAAGTAAAATTATCATTTTGGGTGTGTAATAGTCGGTGTTTGTAAACATAAAAGGCATCAAATATGTCCTTCTTAGTTAAACCTTTAATCGGGTAAAGATCAGATTGTGGGTTATAAAAAGACCACACATAATCCACAAATTCTTGTAAACTATTCATGTTAATTGCACTCCTTAAGTATAAAGTTGTCAAGTAAGTCTACATTTAATTCTTTATCATCAAAATCAATTTTTGCGATACTATATACACCCCACTCACCCAATTCTTCAATGAAATCTTGCCAAGATTCACAGAAATATGCCAAGTTTAGAAAGTTATCAACTGCCTGTATTCTGTTGATAATTGTTGATGTTTTGTTTAGCATGATTGTAACCTCTCAGATGAAACATACTGTGGAAATCTGAATAGGTTATCTCTTACAACATAACCGTAATCGTTGATTCGATTGTTTACATCCTCATCCATAGTTTCACGAGTAACTATTCTTTTGGTCTGAGTTTGTCCCATAAATGATAGAATTCTGAGAAACTTGTTAGGAATAATGTTCTCATTCCAGTCTTTAATTGGATAAAAATCTAATACCATAGATCCTTTACTTGATGAAATTTGCATTACTTAGCACCTCTATTTGCGAAGAAAGAGTTAATCTTAGCATTGATAGAATCCACTCTATCACTAACAGATAGACCGCCAATTAGGTCTTCTTCGTTTGCATTTTCGTCATCGTAATGAATGTAATCATCCATAGCAGCAGAAATTGTTTCTAATTCTGCTTCAGTAAATTGAATCGAATTGTTCATAATTAAGAAAGAAAGTAAAATTGTTTGGTACTCTATTATAATATACGATTATAGAGCGAAATGGGGAAAGTGTGTGCCAGTAATATATCTGTCACACACTAATTAATACTTTAGCGACCATTTGTGTATGATCCCATTGTTACTTTGTTGCCATTTAAAGCACAAAATAATACTTCAGCGAATCCATATTCTTCGCTTAATTCTAAACATAGTGTCCAACATTCATCTAATGTGTGAAACATTGTGTTTTCAAATGGTGCCGATGGGCAATTAACTTGATACTGATAATAAGACATAGAAATAATAAAATAGTGGTGTACAGTTGTTGTTACTTATTGGCAAAGATCTTCAAATCTTTTGTTAGTTTCATCTTCTATTGATTGTATAACACCAGTAGGAGAATTTTGCTCTAATGTATAAAGTTGATCTGAAGTTAGGTTGTTATTCTTTCTATATTCTTCCCAAACTTCATCGTAGATGTTCTCTAATAGTGCTTCATTTTGTAGGCATGACATAGTAATTAATTTGTTAATCTTTGATTATATAACTATCATCTCATAAAATGGGGCAAAAATCAAGCGACCTCGTGCCACTTTATCAACTGTCATATCTCTATACTTAAGGGATCTAATTAGGTGTACTATGTGTAAACTTCATCCACTTAATCGGTTGCCCTATTGTTTCCTTCCACAAGTACAATGTTTCAATGGTTGATGTTAATTTATCACCTGCAATCTTTGCCTCGTTAAATGTATCAAACTTCCAGTAATTTGCATTTGGTGAGTGATACTCATAGGTGTCAGTTAGTGTCCAATTCATGTTAGTTTGCTCCTGCAAGTTTCCAGTCATACTTATCAACAATGTACTTGCAATGTTGACATCCTAATGCACTCCAACTGAAGTGAAATACTGTTGCTTTGTTATTACATTCGGGACAGATTATATCCTTTCCGTTATTACCTGCACGAGTGTATCTATCCACCTTATTTGTCATTGTGTTCCCTCCAATTTGTTTTAATTGTTTCATTAATAGTAGGGTAATTGTTTGGATTAAACTTACCCCAACTCCAATGGTAATCCTTCAGGATTTCTTGATACAAATTAGGGTAATCTTTCTCTGAGTAGTTGTTCATTAGCGATGAGGATTGTAAACAGTAAGTATAATCAATGTGGATGCAATTACCACGATTGTTATTAACGTAAAAATGTGTATCATGTTAATTAGTTATTAGAAAAGAGGGAAAATAGCGAACATTGTTGATAAGAATGTCCAGACAATCACTGTCAGGATACTTATCATTAACTGCATCAATTACAGTCCTCCATTGTTCTTCAGTCATTGCAATTTTGGTTTTGTTCATTGTTACTTAGGGGATGAAGTTTGCTTTTGTGCTTGACACTCACAGGCATCAAGTATGGGTTCTAATTTAGATTGAAGACTATTAATCTCTTCTCTATATTCTGGGTCGAATCCTACATTACCATTACCATCTAAATCATACTCATCTAATAGATAGAGAATTAGTGATATTTCATCTTTAGTGACATCAATTAGCATAGTTCTTCTCCTAATTTGTTGAATGATTTGTTAAGGTCAGGTATAAACAATACCCCATCATCTTTCAGCATTGATAACATTTTCATAAACCAAATGTCATTGTATTGTTGTTCAAATGGATCAAGATTAGGGTAGTAAGTTTGTGAAAATGGCATTAAATTAGTCCTCCTTAAAGATAACTTGTGAGTGGATGTATAAGGTTAGAAGTATAATCAATCGACTTAATACACCATCCTAAAGTATCACTTATCTTGTCAACTAATTCATCTTCATCATCAACTTCCCAGATACCGATTGCCTGTTCAATAATGTTATCTTCCTCGTATTTTGTTAATGGAATAAATCCATCATCAAAATCAAATTCGACTTGGGTTACTAATAGTTTCATAGTTAATCCTCCGTTGATTTAATTGATTTACATGCCTTATCATCAGTTGATTCTAATAGTTTACCTACCTAATATTCAAATCCATCACAACGCTCAACCTCTTCATAATGTTGGCAATGTTCAAAATTAGATGCTAATCTTCTTGCTTCAGTCTTATTTTCTGCACCAACTGTTACTGAATAATATACAATTTTCTTTGCCTCAAATGTGTAACTGTTTAATAATCCGTTAGACATAGTTAATTAACCTCATAATGTGATAGAATAAAAAAGATATGTATCATTTACTGACACATATCCTCGAATCTTTGTTGTGCTAGGATTTCAGCATTAAATTGTAACTCAGCATCATTAAATTGTAAATGATTGTTGTTAGTTACTTCCTCTAATGCTTCCTCAAATAGTGTTTCTAATAGCACTTCATTTTGTAGACAAGACATGATAATTATTCTCCTTTAAGTGATAATGAATTAGAGTAAACTTGCTTGCTATGTAAACAAGTTTTGTGAATGTTAAAGAGTAAATCCATATTTACTCCCTCCCAATCAGTCCACTCTGATACATAATCAGCAGAGTCAAAATCACCAGTCCCATCTATATTTTGTGGGCAAGATCTAAAATCTAGGTTATCATCAACCCAGAATAATCTTCCAAATGCTTCAGATGAATACATAGACAATTTAGAAAGAATTGATGAGAGAATGTCTGGTTTGACTAGATCGTTTAGAATGTCAGGTTAGACTAGATCTCTCATTATTAGGACACTTTATGCGACCCCCCTATTGTTATTATAACTCATCACTAACTCTTTCCACCATTTATTACTTTTAATGTTACATTATGCTCTCTAATACCATCTTTATCACTTAAATCTATATTTTCACTATAAGCGTAATGCTCCAAATCATCATGGAGTTGATTATATATTAGACTGTAATCAAAGTTATTATATATCTTTTCACTAAGCAAATCCTTCTGCTTTTGTGTTAATCCAGGATAGAAATCCTCCACTGCTGATTGTACATTAACAACCAAATCTGTTTCTCTCATAGTAATACTTAGAAATGTGAATTAATGCTATTAGGTGAATATTTTGCATCTAATACTTGACCATTATCTGCTCTTTCACCTATACTATTCTTATCAATATAGTATTTAACTTTAGGGTTACAAAGTGTTAATCTTTTACTAAACTTACTAGGGTCTGATGATACCCACCAATGCTCTTTTTCTATCATTTCTTTACATCTATGGCATTGGATTGCAGACCATGAGAAATGATATACTGTATGCTGTTTATTACAATTAGGGCAATATATATCTTTTCCATACTTACCTGCTCGTGCAGTTTTCTTTAATCTTGTTAAGTAAGCAGATGTAATCATTACTTCTTGATTTGTATTTTCGCATACAAATCCTCGGTAGTTAGTTCTTCTGGTCATTAGATTTCCTCCCTAGTTGTTGGATTTACACCGATAATCTTTGCCTTTGGATTTCTATTTTTGGCGGTATCTATCGCATCATTTCTGTTAACTGCGTGAACAGATTCAGTGAATACTTTACCACCAACATACAATTTTACGTCCCAAATCATACTATTTCCTCCTCTAATTCTACCTCAAATGTTATCTGAAATTGGTCGGTAAAATCCTGATAATCTAATATCTTAACAGGACAATCGTTTAACCATTCTTGAAACTTTTCATAGTCATTCATTTAACTAACCTCCCTAATCTGTCGAAGTTCTTATCAAGAATAGGCACATATAATATACCATCATCTTTTAACATAGTAAGTGTATTCATCAACCAGTTGTTGTTAGCAATGTGCTGATCTAATGTTAAATTAGTGAAGTAAGTTTGACTCCAATTAGAAAAGAATGGTGAGTCAGAATAGGTTAACTTAGTCATTAGTTTTCTCCTTGAGATTTACAGACGCAAGCATCAATTAGTGGTTGCAATTTGTCCAGAATATGTTGATTTAATTCTGGAAAATCGGCATCTCCCTTACCTAATAGGTAGACAAGATGCCTGATTTCGTTCTTAGTTAAGTTTACAATCATCGCATGTATAAGTAACCACCTGCCCACCCAGTATATCTGGGATCATGTAATTTAACACGATCATTTATGACTCTTAAATCATATCTAACGTGCTTTGCTGGTGCATTATATGATGCAGGTTTGTAAACTTCACCAGTATTCTTATCTACAAAAGCATGAACACTTCCTTCTCTCCATTCATTACGATCTTGGAAAGTGTCAAACTCACGTTGCATAATCTTGTAATACTTGCGACCATTCTTTATAACAAAGTTGGTAAGATTTGCAGTTCCATTCTTTACATTTTCTAATTGTTTTTTAGAATAGTCAGAATCAGAACCTTGATACATTCTTACACTATGTTGTTTATAATTTTCAGTCAAAGAATCACAATAAGTTTTTGTCCATTCTAAAACTCTTTCAGGTAATGTTGTTTGTGACATAAAAGAATTTTTGTAATGCTTACACTATAAGGACACTTTACTCGCTTCAGTTAGTATAAACTGGTCATAATACAGTTGTTCTAACTTATATGCTTGATTTTCACGAGAATTGTTATCACTTAGTCCTTCAATATCCTGAACACAATGTACTAACTCATGCAATATTGTCTTTATGTATTCATCTTCACTTAAATTTGCATCAATATGTAACAAGAACTCCTCATCATTCTTCTCTTGCCATCCTTTTACATTATCATCAGTTAGGTCGCAATGATATATTTCCACGACATAATATGCCATGAAAGTATATTTACTCTCAAAGAATTCATATACTTTTCTTGCTAAATTAGAATCAGTATATGCACCAGAAAAACAAACTGACATAATTAAAAATCCAAATAGTTTTCATCTGCTTTATTATACAATACAGATAGATTTGTTGGTGGTAAAGTAACATTTATAAAAGGTAAATTACATTCATAATAATCACCTTCACTCAGTCTAATCATAGCACCATCAGCACCTTCAGTATATAAACTTCTTGCGTGTTCATCATTAACAACTACAACTCTTCTTGCTGTTAAATCTATAACAAGCAAGTAATCGTATGTGCTAATTTGTTTAAAATCTTCTACTGTTTTAGTCTCACTTAGGAAAGATTTGACCTTAAATCTTTTAGTTGCTTTAGGATCTTTCCTCTTATAGAATAAGTTTTTACCCATCTTTAACTCTACTTTCTTATCATTAAATAAGAAATCGTATCCATTCTTATCTACTCTTTCCAAATTAGAAAACTTATCTATTGCTTTCTCTACCATAGTTGCCCTTGCAAAGTTATCAGCATTTGATGTAAATCCTTTATCTGAATATAAAGAATCAACTACACCAAATACCTTGTTCCAATTAACATTTTGCTCAAGATGTTGTGTAAAATTGTTCATAATTAGTTTCTAATCTTTAGGAAGTTATGTTTAGAGAATATATCACGATCTACGATCTTAAATGTACCAAACTCATTAGACATAACATAACCTTCATGGTCACATTCTTCATCATTAATGTAACATTCTATCTCTGCATCTCTCTCAATAAGTGGAAACATATCCCACTTAATTGACCTTACTAATTGCCATAAACGTAGAACATTTACATCTATATTATTATCAATAGCAAGTGCCTCTAATGTTATATCATCTAACTCAACATCTTCACGAATACATGTATTTAATTGCTTCTTAATTCGTGGTAATTGTTTATCACTAGCAAACTCACATAAAGTTGCAATTTGTCTTGCAAATTGACATCTCTCTATGATACTATCTCTTTCATCACTAATTGTTACATCAGGTTGAACAAAAAGCACATCATCATCACTTTCGAGAGCAAATTGTAGAGGATATGCAACAGCATCCCTCAAATCTTTGTCTGCTATGTAATAAGTATGAGGTGCAATTACGATTTCTTGGGAAACTTTATCTGGGAAATCGTATCTGATGGTATTAGGATTGAAAGAATTAGTGCCACCAAAACCGATGAAATCACCTTGGTAGATATTACTTGTATCAGGAAGATTATCAAGGCAGAGATGCAAAATATCTGCCACTTTTCCTTGATGGTTTCTATCAATATCGGTATGGTTATAGTTGATTTTGATGAGTTTTTTGTTGAAGACACTTTTAGTTCCTACAAAGAATTTATTATTAGATGGATTTGTTCCCCAAACTATTGCTGGAGATCCATCAATTTTTGCCGATATGTTACCATTAGCAGTGAACCAATTTAATACATTTAAGTCACCACTAATAACACAATCTTCTGGGTGTTCTAAATGTTTGTTTTGCATAATAACAAGGTAATTTTAACATAAAAAAGGGGATTTTGCAATCCCCTAAGTATCATTTAAGTGCTACTCTCTCAGGAACTTTAACATCAAGGTTTTGTAGAAAGTTTACTACAAATGCCTCAAGATAAATGAGAGGTAGTATAACAAAGTCAAGTCCTCTTAATTTAGTTAATTGAGAGAAATTAGGAAGAGATTTGGACTCTTGATTAACTTCTGGTTTCTCAATTTGTGGGGTTGATGTTACTTCTGTCACTTTACTTACCTTAGTTGGTGTAACTTTATTTACACGTTTTGGGGCAGTTGTTGTAACTTTCTTAACACTTGCCCTCGGAGTTGACTTTTTAATGGGTGTGGATGCAGTTTTCGCAGTTTTGGTTGCTGAAGTGCGTCTACGAGTTGCCATGTAGTCAATTTAATAAACAATAGGTGAGGGAAATATTCGGTCAATTTTCCTTTCGGATGTTGCCTGAGTGTGATCCCTCACTATAAGGACACTTTAGTGGTTCCCCCTTGTTGATAAGATGTATTTTTTAATAAATGTTAAATAAATGTTAAAATATGACCTCTATGTATTAAATAGGGGTCTTTTTTTGTTATAATGGAAGTAATAAAGGAATTATTTTATGCTAACTGGAAACAAACTAATCAAAACAATTAAAGAAAATGCAGAATTAAGTAAATCTGATATTGTTAAAGTATGTGGTTATACATCAGTTAGAAAAAATGGATCAATTAAGTTAAATTATACACAATTTTATCAAGAACTATTATCAATACAAGAAGTTTTTTAATGATCCTCTTGCTTCTCCTATCCTTTTTTGGATTAGTTTACCATAATCTTCATGTAATTCGCACCCTATGTAATACCTTCCTAGTTCTTTTGCTACCATTGCAGTAGTTCCAGATCCCATAAATGGATCTAAAATAATATCATTTTTCTCTGAACCTGCTTTAATACATGGTATTATTAAATCAGGTGGAAATACAGCAAAATGACTACCTCTATAAGGTTTATTTGTTATCGACCAGACAGACCTTTTATTCTTTGTTCGATATGATTTAGTAAGACCTGAATGTGGTTGTAATCCTGTTCCTTTATTGTGGTATTTACCATTAGTTCTATCTCTGGTTCCCCAATCTTTTGCTGGTTCTTTGATACTTTCATTGTCATAATAATACTTCTTATTCTTACTTAGTAGAAACAAATATTCATGGGATTTAGTACATCTATCCTTCACACTTTCTGGCATAGGATTAGGTTTATGCCAGATAATATCTTGTCTTAAATACCATCCATCTGCTCTTAATGCAAATGCTAACATCCAAGGTATTCCAATTAAATCTTTATCTTTATATCCTACAAGTTTATTACTTCTTCTTGGTGTAGTTACAGGTAAATCTTGTCTATTAGATGCACAAGTTTGTTTAGGTATGCAACCATCTTTCCTATAATTATAATAACTATCACCAATGTTTAACCATAATGTACCATCATCTGTTAGATTATCTCTTACTAACCTAAACACATTTACCATCTCTTCGATATATTTTTCTGGTGATTGTTCCTGTCCTATCTGGTTATCCTCACCACCATAATCTCTTAAACCATAGTAAGGTGGAGAAGTAACACAGCACCTTGCTTTTTCATCAAATTGTTTAAGAGTTTCTCTACAATCACCAAATAAAATGGTATCTTTCATTAGTAAAATCTTTCATTTTTATACTCACTACCTACCTCAATATCAATGGCATCAAATATTCTCATTAATGATTGTGCAAAAATTCTATAACCTGAACCAACATATATCTGTCCTAAAACAACAGAAACAGTTGCAATACCCCAGAATAAGTAATAGAATCTTGACTTAACTTGGTTTCTTACTTTCTCTTTACTAAGCATAATAAATCATCTATCATGTATATTATTGCATGAAAAAACCCCCATGTCAAGCATGA